CGTTGGGCGTCTTAGTCATCGTCGCCCTCTTCGTTCTCCTCAAACGACAAATGGCGGTTCCCGTACTTGACGTTGTAAACAACCGGCTTGACGCCGTCCTCGAATCCGAGCTTGATCTCAAGCTCCTGCGGCAGCTTTGCAAGTTCTGCGGCGAGTTCGCCGACCGTGTAGCACGGCGGTATGTCCTTCGGCAGCTTCTTCCAGTCCATCGCTTTTTCCTTTGTTCGGGCCGGCGAGACGCCCAACCCATCCATCGAGAGGGACCGCCGCAAGCGGCGGCCCCTCATGTCAGACGTTCGGCGTCAATTCCGCAAATGCAAACGCCTGCATCGGCTCACTTCCGTCCTCGAAATCAACCTCTACCGGGTTCAGTCGAAACAAGCCGCCGCCCGTGTAGTTGCAGGGGCTTCCAGCGTGCTTGAACGCCTTGTCTGCGGCCGCCTTTCCGTCGCCGGTGTAGCGGCCAACGCACGAGAACGCAACCGCCCCTTCAGGTGCTCCGGCGGTCTTCCAGTCCTTCACGCTCGCAACGTGCCCGCAGCTCGGGCACACGAACTGCCACTCCAGCGGGTCAGTCCCGAATCGGCGTTGTCCCTCCGCTTTCCACTCCGCATGAGTCATCTTTTGCATATCAATTTCTCCGTTTCAAATGTGCCGCCGAACCCATCGCTCCAGGCGACACGCCGCAAGCGGCGTCCGCCTGAGCTAGTGCGTTAGGGAACATCAATCCCCCGCCCACACGCCGTCAGGCCGCATCTTTGCCAATGCCAACAATTGCACCAGTGCCCGTTTTGCGTTCCCTTCGGTGGGCTTCCAGTAGTCCTCGTCGGTGTCGTCGCCGAGTTCGTGAATCGCCTTCTCCAATGCCGGGATACTCTCCGCGCCAGTCATGCCGTACAGCTTCCGAATGCCAGTCTTTCCGCCGCCGAACATCTTGTCGAACGCCGACAGTTCAACGTCCGCATCGCCGAACACCTTACGGAAATGCGGCGCGTAGTTGTAGGTCACGTTTATGTGTGCGTCCGTGGTTCCGCCCATCGCGTAGGTTCCGCCTCGCATGTGGTGCGGCGCATCCAGTTGCAGCGTTTCCTTCGTCATCGGGTCTTGCAGCTCAATGCCGTAGCTCATCGCTTCTTTCTCCTTGTCCTGTTCCCTAACTCTACGTTCCAGGCGACCTCCGCGAAAAGCCGCGGAGGCGCCTGAACTCCTAGTTATACACACCAGCCGCATCTTCCAAATGACAGCCCGCGTTCGAGTTGGTAGGCCACAAGCGCATATTCTGCCTCGGTGATACCGTACCTCTCCAACACTTCCGGCTTTGGCGGCACACGAGTAAATTGCATGTCTCCGCAAGCGTAGTCTTCTGCCATTTCTGGGCTGCGGTCGTACTTCTCGCCGAAATCGTTGCTATCCGCTTTAATTCCGTTGATCTTGAAGGTCGGCGCGTAGCACAGCGCCGTTCCGAATTCGAGTTCTAGTTTCATCGTTTCATCCTATGTATAACTCGTCCGAGCATTGCCGGTGGCGCCCATGTCGAGATGCCATCGATGATCTGCTGTATCTGTTCTTCCTCGTCGGAGTTATCGGCTTCGAGCGTTGCCAGCACAAGCGCAGCGCGATCGGCGAACTTCGCAAGATCCGTCAGGTGGTGCCGCAGCCGTCGCCCCTCGATCCGGTACGCCGTGCCTTCGCATTGCCGTGCGCAGGTGTCTCCCTGGCGCAGTAGGGCGTTCTCTCGCTCCAACTCTCTGCACAGTTCCGTCAGTGGCCTGTGCTGTGGCCCAAGGTCAAACCCAGCTTCGAGCGTTGCTCCAAGTGCGGCGCTTGTTCGTGGTGTGTCGTTGCTCATTCGCTCGCCTTTCTTTGGCGATTCGTTGTCGCTCATGTCAGATCACCATTGATAGCTTGTCGCTGATTCGGTTGAATGGAATGTCATCCTCGAAGTCACCCAGCCCGCTCGTCGGCGGCGCAGCTTGTCGGCTGGCTTGCTTTGGTGCTTGGCCTTCCTTCGGCTTCGGGTCGAACAGGTTGAAGAAAACGCGGTCTTCGCCTTCCTTTCGGGGAAGTGCGGCAAGGTTGATGTGCGGATAGATCACGCCGTATTCCTTGCCCTGGCTGTTTGCATGAATCTCGCCTATCTTCAGCCAGACGGTCTTTTCTTCGCCAGATTGGGCGGTATATTTGCGTTGTGCTACACAGAGTTCTTTGAGTACGGTCATTGCGTATCCTTAAATGAGAATGAGATTTTTGATTCGATTGGGGTGTTTCTTATTTCGGAAATCGCACTTAACGCAGAAACCATGCGCTCTGCGTTTTTAATAGCACGCTCCATTTCCTCTGAATTCCACAAATCAATTTGACTCTTATAAGCAGAAATTGACTTTGCGACTTCTTTTGATAGCTTGTCTGATGCTGCCGCGATGGATTGAGCATCATTCTTGACGTGATCCCTTAGTTTTTTTGTTGATTCGACATAAAGGCTGGATAGCTTAGAAACCTCTGCGATTCGTACCTCAACGTGCTCTTCTGCTTTTTTAAAATTTGCTTCCGTTGCCACAAGACACCCGCCTTTCTCATTCCATTCATCAAGGGTTTTAATTTTCCAAACTGGTTCGTTTCGTATAGAAAAATCGTTCTTTGGAATAACAGGGATTCCCAACGTTTCAGCAATTTCAGACTTAGCGTCATCTTTAACCATTACCCCGCAGTAATCCATCCTGATAGTCATGGCGTTCCTTCTAAGGAGTATTGATGTAGTCGTTAATCGTTGGCTCAGGCCGCACGATGGCCCGCAGCTTTGAAATGGTTGATTCCACTTCGGTCAGGAACTTGCGAACTTCCGTTTCTGTCTCTGCGATCTGTTCATCGTTGCGGTCAAAGCGGACAATGAATAGCTGCATTTCTTCCGGCATGCGCGGATCAAAGCTCACAAAGTCGCACCACTTGCGGCCAGTGCAAGCGAGTTGCCAGACCATTTGCGGGATGTACTTTGACGGGGCTTTCCCGGCCAGCATGTAATCAATGTGCGTTGCGGTGTTCGGGCACTTGATCTCAATCAGACCGTCATCGCCAATCAGTCCGTCAGGAGATGCCCCGGCCCACTCAATCACCGGGTGGGAGACGAATCCAATCTCATCAACCATCACGTCTTTCTTGATCTCATACTGAGCGCGGGCGAACTTCTCGTATTCGTTACCGTGCTGCATGGCGGCGTTTGTAAATCCTTCCTCCATGTACCCGGTAAGGCGTTGCGCGACCAGTTCGGCGCGATAGTTGGACCGTGCGGCAGCTTCTCCGCTCTTGATCTTCGCCAGCACGTCAGAAACGCGGGAAGCTGTCACCTTCCCAAGCCTCTCAGCAAACCATTCGGGCGTCCCTTGTTTCATGCTGCTACCCCTGCAAGCGCTTCCTTGCGCGCATCCTTGGCTTTGATGATTGCAGCCTGTGACTCCTTATCCCGAATATCTCCAGCGGCAGAAAATGCCTTTGCATAGGCTTTCTTGAGCGCATCTAAGTCGGGCGCGTTGCCGATCTCGTTTAGATACTCGTCAAGCGGGAATTCATTTGTAGCGGCGCGGCTTTCCTCATCTTCGCCCGTCTCAATCTCAAACACTTTCAGAACGGCATACTTCTTGGCATAGCTCAGGGCTTTACCTGGTGCTTTGTCGGCGTTGTCCATTGCGTGCGCCTGAATGCGTACAACCAGTTCGTCTTTTGGCTCGTCGGCATTAACGAAATGGAAGTCGTAAGTCGCCTCATACCGGAACTGCTTGGAACGGTTCATTTCCTTATCCACTTCAAACGGCATGGATTGAGACTCGACCAAAACGGGATAGGAGACGATTCCATGCTTGACCATGTGATCGCGCACCATTGCCGTTACCATGTCATGCGTCACGGCTTTGTACGAACCTCCGCCAGTGCTGACGCTCTTATCCTTGCGGATGTAGTCAATGGCCTTGCGGACTTCGTTGATACGCTGAAATAGATTAATTGCCCGTTCTCCCTTCGTTCTTTCCTCAAGCGC